GTCGTCAGGTCTCCGCCGCCGGTCAATCCGACCCCTGCCGTCAGCGTGGTGCTGGTGTCGACCTTCGTGGCATCCGAGACCGTGGCGATGGACAGCTGGGGCTTGCCGCCCGCCGTGCCCCATACGAACTGCGCCGAGAGCTTGATCTCCTGCGCTACCCCATTGCTGGCGTTCGACCGACCGAGCAGGGACGAAGCCTCGACATCCTGGATGCTCGAGTAGGAGACCTTCTCGTTCTTCCAAAGCCCAGAGGCGGCGTCGTAGATCAGGGCCTCGTTGTCGAGGGGATTCGGGATCAGGACATCGTGCAGCTCGTCGAGCTCGGGGTAGTTGATGACCTTGACGAAGATGCTGCCCGCGCCCGCCCCCGCGCTCTTGACGATCCACCCGATGAAGACCCCGTGGTCAGGCTGGGTCGGACGGGTCGTGGTGAACGAGCCTGCCGTGGCGGAAAGCCAGATCGCGTCTCCGGCATTTCCGATGGCGTTTGTCGCGATACCCGTCAGCAAGCCCTCGGTGACGACGAATCCATCGGCTCCGTTGGCGATGTCCTCCCATACGACTCCGAGGGTCTTCGCCGACATGCTCTCGACATTGGCATCGGCGAGGGCGACCGTGATCTTGTCCACGCCGTTCGATCCCGTGACGTAGACGACCTTTCCCTTCGTCAGGGTCGCGCCCGTGTTGTTGTGGACGAACGAGCGAACGTCGGATCCTGAGATCGGCCTGTAGGCCGCAGTTCCATCGGGAAACTTCCCTAGAACCCACATGCGTCCGGTTCGGAGGCAGGTGATAATCTCGCCATCAGAAACAGAGCCTATTACTAGCGCAAGATCAGGAGTAGGAGCGATTGCAGGAGCTAGGCTTTCTGCCCTGAATGCCTTTGGAATGACTGGTCCGGTCAATGGCATGACATGGTCTCCATCAGGTCACGATGCCGAGGATCTGCTGCTCCACGGTTTCGGTTGCGTGCGAACCGATCCTCCGCGCGAATGTCAATGGATTCACAGGAGATCCGCGAGCGTTGAAGTATTCGTAGAGATTCCTTGAGATACCGGGCTTGTTCGCAAGGTATCCCGGCGTCGAAGGCGACATCGGCTGCTGCAACGGCTGGTCTCCGACGAGTTCGTTCGGGAACTTCACGGATCCCACGAGGACGCCCATGACTCCGTCTCCCGCAGCCGCGCTGGTCGGCGGCTTGATCTCGGCGAGGGCGAATGTCCCGCTGTCGTGAAGAAACAACTCGACATCGACCGGAGATTCAGTTCCATCGGGGTTCACCGCCTTGAACAGAGAGCGAAGGTCGCCGCTGTCGACGTAGCTCTTGACCGACCTCAGTCGGATGATCTTGTGGTTGCTGTCGAGGAGCCACGCCGTCTGTCCGTAGGCGAGGGAGCGCGCATCGACTGGAATCACTGGCGTCACGCTCGACTGGTCGATGCACTCGAATACAGTAAGGTCGATCGCCATCTGGAATGCGATCGACTGGAAGGTGTCTGATCCGAACGGAATGACCTTCTTCGGATCGGCAGCGAATACAAGGTTTCCATTCCGATCAAGCCATCTCATTGATGCCGTGAAAAGGCTGTCAAACCTGCCGCCAATCAGGTATCCGCCGGAACCGACGAGCCTTCTTGCAGGATCCCTCGCAAAATCGAAATCCCCATAGCAATGCCCGCAGCTGACCGCGAATCCGTCAGCCAGCATGATGAATGTCATCGGGAACGAGTTGTACCAGACAGGACGCTTCGCCGGATCGGATGGCTGGTTGTACTGGTCATATGGAGCCGTCGCTCCATTCGATATCCTTGAGCTCTCCGTCTCCATTGTCCGCAGCCGAGCGGAAAGACCGACAAGCGAGTTCCTGTACCCATAGAGCGGACTATTGGGGTTCCAAGCATATGGCTGCTTGACAACCTGTGTTCCGGGCTGCGGCAACGTCCATGAGATCGTAAGATCCTGGTAGAGCCAGAGATCCTGAGTCACAGGGTCGTAGGGATATCCGATCAGCATCAGTTCTGGTCCCAGGATCCGCCATATACGCCGTTGACGGATATGTCGTTGATTAGGAAATCAACGGTCGCGAGGATCTGCTGCTGCGTCGTCGCGCTCGCCACGTCGTTGTTCTGCGTGGCAGACGTTACGCGCCCGAACTGATCCACGGTCACGTTCGCGAAGTTGAATGTGCCAGCGGGCGAGGGTACGAGCGGAGTCAGTCCGCCGCCGGTCGCGAGCTCGAGCCATGTGTTCGGAAGAGCCGTCAGCGTGAAATACTTCGCCTCCGACTGGACGTACACGAGCATTCCGATTTTCTTGCGGTCATCCGAGATCGCGCCACGGGCGGTCAGGTCGGCGACGGACATGAGTCCGCCGCGCCCGTACTCGGCGATATGGGTCGGGTTCGTGTCGGTCGGCTCCGTAGGCGCGATCGGCACTCCGAGCGGGAAGACTGATTCCGTATGTGGCATCAGAAGTTACCTCCGTCTATCTGTTCGCCGTCCTTGATCCCGCTGACCTCTACGACCGTCCCGTTCGACTTCTTCATGTACATCTTTGCATCAGCGGTGTTGATTGCAAGCTCGCCCGTCGTGAGCTGCGCCGGCGCGGGAACCGAGCCAGCCGTGGCCGACCTCTTGAGCAGGATCAGGTCAGCCATCAGTAGGTCCCTCCGTCAAGGCTCTGGTCGAGAGTGAGGGGAGTCGGGCACTCGCCGTCGATGGCGTTCGTCAGGCAGAAATAGGCGAATGGAAGGCGCGACCTCTGGGCAGGAGAAACCGCTGGGTCCGGAGGATCCCTTTCATCGGACCAATACACCATCGCCTGCACGATGACCTCATGCTGGTTCCCGTCCCGATCCTTGCCGATGGGGAGAACGTCGAAGCCCTGCTGTGCGATCGGCATCTTGTAGCCAGGAGCGGAGAATGAGGTCGTGTTCGCCAGCTCGGCGAGGTTGTATGCGACTAGGTAATCCTCGGTGCTTGAGCCAGATCCGAAGAAATCGACGAGCTGACCTGAATATTCAAGTCCAGTAGAAGGGTGTGACGGATATCGCTTGGGGAATGACGAACCACTCCCACCCTGTCCCTTCATCACGACCTTTGCCTTGTATGCCCATGCCTTGACTCCGGGGTTGAACTGTCCTCCGGTTCCAGTATCCGTGTACAGGCCGATGATCTTGATGAGGCATGGGATGCCGAACGGCCATGCGACATGCACGCGGGTCTTTCCATCGCTGTCGCGCCATGCCTTTGCAAGACCCGTCGCGCGGATGTCGAGCGGCTTGTCGTCCGCGACGGAGCAGAAGAGCGGATCCTCGTAGTCGCTCCAGATGCGGGTCGTCGGAAATCCGAATCCATCCTCGTCGGTCTGGAGCCGGAGCTCGATCCACGCCGCTCCAAGCCAAACCTCATCCGACGCGGGCATCCACCATTTGTTCAGCCAGATGTCGCATGTATTGCTGCGCTTGCGTTCTTCATACTGGGATCTTTCTTCCTCAAAGTTTTGGGCAAGGTCGATTGGAGAGAGTGGCTTTATTTTTCCAGTCTCATCTAAATGATACCAGCTAGTTGAACCGACTCCACTGTAGATAAGAGACTGTCCCTGATACCTGTTCCTTTCCTGCCATTCTCGAACAGTAGATGTCGAAGTCAGGTCGATGTACGCGGAAGGGAACTTCTTCAGCGCAATGAATCGCGGCCTCCACGGAAAATAGAGTCCGTTTGTATCGTCAAAACTCAATGAAACGATGTCATAGGGCTGGAACTCGGAGAATGGAGACGGAAGGAGCTGCTGCGTCTGCGTATTGAATGATCCTGTACTAAAGTTTGACTCGCCATACGCCGAGATGCCGGTGAAGACCCTCGGTGGTCTTCCATCTGGAATCGACGCCCGATGCGCAATCAAAAAAGAGTCATTACTTGCGATTGATTTGTAGATGGGCGCAAGATTTATCATCCTCGGCCATCGACTTGGATATGTCGAAGTAGGGTTGCTGAACTCTTCGTTTACTACATCTTCCGTATCTATCGCTCCAGCAATGACATTGTCACCATGCCTCGTGAGAAAGTTCCTCAGTTCATCGCCGCGCAAGGGTGAATTGATATCGAAGGTTGCAAACCTGTAGCTTCCCTCATAGCCGCTCGCAATGGAACCGTACTGGCGATACGAAATCACCAGATGGCATTCCCTGCATATCTCGTCGATCACCTCAACGATCGGTCGATGCCTGTCGTAGTTTCCAGATGCAGCTCGAAGGGCATGATTTGGACCTATCGAAAATGTGTCCTGTCGGTATTCTCGAAAAAACGCATGACTAAATACGTTTCCATCTCCAAGTCCACATCCAAAGGCGGCTTTGCCCTTGAGTAGTTTTTGGACCATAATTCCAGCGGTTCCGGCTCCGGAAACATCACCTTCATTATGAGATTCAACCCATGAATCTCTGAATGGAGTCTGGTCTGGATATTCAAGTCCGCAGCTCCCTGTGCCGGTTGCGACCCACGGGCTGAACGTGAACTTTCGGAACGAGGACCACCACCATCGGTCACACCTGAACTCGACGATGTAGAGCGCCTCGCCCTCATGGACATCGTCCTCGATCTGATTGCCTAGATCGTCTAGAACTGGATCGCCGTTCTCATCGACTCGCGGGACCTTCTTGACATAGCCATTGCCGGTCACGGCAAGCGGAGTCACCTTCGCGATGTGCATCCGAGTGAATACCTGACCTTCGTCCGCAGGATCATCCGTGCATCGGAACCAGATGCGGTATTCATTGCTAAACGTGTACTCATAGCTGCCTTCAGGTATCTTTTCCCCCGAACCCGTCAACGCCAGCATGAGGAGGAGATCGGTGCGCAGCATCAACAGCTTGCACACGGCATGGCGGGACAAGCCGAACAACGGCCACTTCATCGAGTTGATGTCGCGGGTCTCGATGTTCTGGTTCCGAATCAGGACCTCGAGCTCGGGCGTGAGCAGTCGGGCATAGGCATTCCTGCCTTCGCCCTGAGCGTGCCATGCCGTAGTGACCATGATCTCCGGCGTGCTCATGCGAGGATGTCCTTCGCGCCGAGGCCGGCGGTGTAGGAGGGGCGCAGGTTCTCGTCCTCGATCGAGGCATAGTCGCCCTGGGTCATGTCCTGCGGCATGGCGAGCTTGTCGGGGAAGAATCGGATCACGCTTGTCGTCACGCCGTTCATCACGACCGTCGTTCGATCGAATGCGGGGTTGGTCGGAGATGCTCCCGATGCCGGGATGTCGTCGGGGCACGTCACGACGGTCACGCGGTCGCTCGCCATCGACTGATTGCGGTTTCCGTTGAGGTCGCCGTGTCCGCTGTTGACGGCGAACGAGTAGTTCGCGATGTATGCGCCCTTGCCGCCGGCGCGCTCGGGAAGCATCCGCTGCGGAGGCTCGTTCATCGTCGTCGCGTCGTGGAAGTCTGTGATCGTGGCGACGGGCATCCTGAACTGCACGAGACGGGTCTTCGGCGTGACTGATACGCTCGGTACGGCGAACAGCCCCGTGCTGACATCGACCTTCGACCCTGCCTTCGACTTGTGCGGTCCGCGCCTCGGGAGCGGGAAGTTTCCGTTGGATCCACCCGTGTTCGGCGTGGCGTTGCGCTCAAGGTCCTTCCTGTTCACGCCGCCGGAGACCTTGCCGATGATGTTTCCACCCTGACCGACGTACCTGTTGATCCGATCATCGGTCTGCCCAAACGCAGCGTCGAACAGACCGTTCGGGAACGAGTAGACGACGGGATTCTGCTCGGAGAGTTGGAGCGTCGTCGGCATCTGGAACTCGGCGGAGTTGCCGAACTGCATCTTTGTTGCATCGTAGACGCTCGGAGTCACCCTGACGATAAGGGCTCCGCCATACGCATCAGGCTGGAACGCGGGCACGAACTCGAACGTCCCGTTGTCTGTCTTGAGAGGCGAAAGGATGTTCCGCAGAAGCAGGTAGTCGTCCTTGATCGGCGTGACGCTTCCTGCGGATCCTTCTCCCTCGGTGGAGATGGCGGAGAACTCCTGCGAGGAAGTCGCCTTCGCGATGACCTCGAAGGTGATCGCGTTCTCGGAGAGCATGTTCTCCTCTGTGACGCGGATCTTCATGATGAAGTCCTGCGCCCAGTTGATCCTGTTCTGCGAGAGCCTGATGCAGAGCGTCAGGAGCGCGCCTGCGGTCACGTTCCTGTCGCCCTTGACCGAGGCGATGAAGTGCTTGATGCCGAGCAGCGCGTTGTCCTCGAGCGAACGCTCGAAGGTGTACGAGCAGTTGCCGACGCGGGCGGGAGCCGGCAGGCCGCGCGAGAACTCCTGGTCGGTCACGTCGAAGACGAGCCGCGTTCGGCTCTCGTCCATCGCGTATTCCTGCCTCATTCGGCGGAACCCTCGGTACAGGTTGCCGCTGACGAACCGGCGGTAGTAGTCGGCGAAGTGTCCGCCGAGCTCGTTCGACGTGATGAAGTCGACGATCACGTCGTTGCGCGCGTAGTCGCCGACCCTGTACGGATCATCGAACGTCACGCTGTCGGGAGATCCAGCCCTGTCGAATGCAAGTCCGGCGATCCTGAATTGACCTGGCGCATAGAAGTTCGGCTGCGAGATGATCTGGAGCGAGCCCGTCTTCTTGATCGTCGTCATGCCCATCTCGTCGATGGAGAACGACGCCGTGCAGTAGAACGACTTGATTCGGTTCATCGGAGCGGAAACCGCCTGCGCGAACTCGACGGTGAAGTTCACCATCAGTGCCTTCGTGCCGGTGATCTGCGTCACGTTTGCTCGGAAGAACGGTCCATATCCGTTGTCGGTGACATAGATGTCGCCAGCATTGTTTCCGGCCGTCGTGTCGACGAGCGTGAACTCGTCCTGCCCACTGGTCCCCGTCTCGACCTTGATCTTCAGCGACCTGCGAGGGACGTTCAGCTTGTTGACGAGTTCCGCGCAGAAGTTCTGGTTCGACGAGAAATCGCCCGACTTGTTGAAGACGAGCGCCTCTCCGCTGACCGAATGCAGGAGTACCTTCGACTGCGGTGAATCATGGTTCGCGGGGTTGTCGATCCGGTATTCGGTGATCCGAACCTGATCGAGCGTGACGCCGTTGTAGAAGACGGTGGTTGAGCTCATGGACGGTAATCCCACCAGTTGCGCTTGTTCGCTGCCTTGCTCGTGTATGCGGACGATGTGCTGAACCTGCCAGCGGTCATAACATTCAGATCAGCCTCAAACTGACTGGCGAATGTCGACCTTTGTCCGGCCATCTGCTGCATGACATATGCGTCGTAAATCATCTTCCCAACGGAATCACCTGGCAGGCCATACCCCCGCATTCCGCCAAATCCGGCGATGATAGCCTGCATGTCGAATCCCATCAGTCCACTCATGAATGTCGCGGCTGCTCCTCCAAGCGAATACATTTGCGCGCCGATGTTCCCGACAGCCTGCGTGAAAGCCGTGCGAAGCGGCCTGCTCATTGTGATGAACTCGATCTGCGCCTTCGACATGTTTGCAAAAGAAGAGACCACGCCACGGTTGTTGGCGATCTTCATCTGATCCATGATCTCGGCCATGCGGACGTTCATGTTCATCTGCGCCATCGGGACGCTGACGTTGCCCATGCGCTCACGCATCTCTACGGCAAGGCTCGGGACATACCTGACGAAGCTGACGATGGTCCTGATCGCCGTCCCGATCATGCTGATCGTCGCGATGACCTTGCCTACTCCTGAGACGAGCGCCATGATCGCGCCTTGCTGAGACACAGGCCTTTCAGATTTCTCTGGAATCGGCTTTGGAAGCATAACCTTGTCAGATCCAGGGATGAACTTTCCCGTCTCAAGGTCATACTTCGACGGAATCCTCATCGCATTCTTGCCCTCTCCCATGATTCCGGAGATGCCGCCGAAACCAGAGCTCTGGAGCGAGAAGAAGCCATATCCAGATTGTCGAATGCCTTCTGGAGTCTCAAAACCAAACGGAGTCGGGACCTTTGGCCTGTTCGCCTCTGCGGCTGAAGGCGGAAGGAGAAGTCCTCTCCTGATCCTGCCCATCGCCCGCATGTGCTCCGCCTGCGCCCGAAGCGGAGAGAACGGACCTTCGCTCGCATACGAAGGAGAGGCGTATGGCGAGTAGGGTACGATCGCCTTTCGCGGATCGACATGGAACACGCGCTCGACGCCTACGCCTGCTCCCCTGCCTCCTCGGCTACCGATCCCAGCCTCTCCGCCAAGCGACCGTCCGCCCGTCGCGATGCGGCGAAGCGTGTCCAGGATCGCGCGCACGTTGCCGTTGATCGCGCCGACGTTGACCTGGATTTGCTTCAGCGTCTCAAGGACGGAGCCCATTCCACTGTCGCCGCCACCGCTTGCGGGATCTCCTCCACCCGCGTCGTAGACCTGAAAAGTTAGTTGATGTACCGGAATATCCGCCATCAGCCGATCTCCAGTCTGTACGACAGGCTAGTTGCCGTCGTCGGGTAAGCCCTGCGGTATCGGTAGTACGTCACACCGTCCTGCACGACGGTTCCCGTGGCGGGACCGCTCGGCGGCAGGAAGCCCGAGTGGTAGAACGGCTCGAGCCCCTGCGCGGTCTTGAACGTCACGCCGCGCGCATGGATGTCCTGCGGGATCAGGAACCACGCATAGGCGCTCGAGGTCCCCGAACGGTTCACCGATGTCGTGAAGTTCAGCGACCCGTTGTGGAACGACTCGCTCGGAAGGTCGCCCCATGCTGGCTGCGTTGCGCTGTAGCCGAACTTCATCGCACCGGCGACAGGCCACGCAATGGCATACGAGCAGACGAAGATGTCCGTGGCGGAAAGGTGTAGGCGAGCTCTTGGCTCAAGCCTTACGGGACCACTTGAAAGAAATCTGATCGGAACTTGGAGGATTCCGCCGAGCTCGTGCTGGATCAGCGCGCTCCTGATGGCTCCCTGGCGCTCGATGACGCCGTGATCCTCGCCGGCGAGCTGGCGGCTCTGCTTGATGTCGTTGTCCGATGCCATTCGGACGAACGTGGTGACAGCGAACCGCTCCGTGATGAATCCGAGTCCAGTTCGATTCATCTCGTTCGTTGCGCCTGCAACGACAGGAGAAATCTGGATTACAAAATCCATAGCCTCGGTGAAGCGCGACTCGTTCGTCAGGTAGACGCGGCTTTCCGGCAAGTCAAGAGCATCGACTAGCCTTGCGCGGAGAGCGCGGTAGAGCTGTGCCTGCGTGATAACGATCATCTTCCGAACCCCGACTTCTGCTTCATCGCCTCGATCTTCATCTTGGCGATGTCCTTTGCGGATCCGCCGCAGTCCTTGATGAGGTCGGCGTTCGCGTCGGCGGATAGGCAGGCGGCGATACCCCGTGCGAACATCGCGCTCTGGACAGCCAACGCGGTGCGGATGTTCTGGAATAGTCCCACTGCCTCCTCCTCGTTCTTGCAGGCGCTAGGCGGGAACCCGTAGGCGGCGGCGAAGAGCGCAGCCGCCTTTAGGCGTTTCCCGCTTTGTTCATCAGCCTGGACAGGCGCACGCTGAGTGCCCAAATCTCATGGTCGCTGAGTCCTTCGTGGTTGTCCATCGCCGCCTTCATCGCCTCGATCACCGCCTCCTTCGGGGGGTTCTCGTCGCCCTTCGTCTTGTCGAGCAGGATGCTCGTGTAGACGAGGGAGTCGATGCGGTACTCCCGCTCTCCCTTCGCGAAGGTGAAGTTCCACTCGTCGTTGCCGATCTCGATTCGTTGTGGCATCTCTCGTCCTTTATGAACCCTTTGTGGTTGTCGTCAAGGGCGTGTTCGTTCCGTCAGCCACGCTCGTGAACGAGAGCGCGATGCGCTTGACGGTGTTTCCCATGTCCATGTACTCGGGTCCCGCGCTCAACATGCAGTTGAACCTGTAGACCGTCTCTCCGGCGCGGTCAGGCTCGACCATGATCGTGACCACGCGGGTTCCGCTCGTCACGACCACTCCGCCGACCGTGGCTTCCTCGCCTTCATCCGTGATGATGGGGTTGTTCACGATTCCCTGCCTGCACTTCTTCAGGAGCTTGTTGAGCTCGCCCTGGTCCCACGAGACCATCGTGAAGTCGATCGACCACGTCGTGCCGGCGAGCACCGCCTCCGCGATCATGTCGCCGAGGTCGCTTCGCGAGAACGTGCGGTAGTGGTCGCGGCCCGTGATGCGGACGAGATCCTCGTTGTCGGTTCGACCGAGCTCGGAGAGGTTGGATCCGCTCTGGTTCGTGCCAGCGCCCCAGTAGATCCTTGTTGGTCCGTTTACATGAAAGTCGCCTGCGGCCATGTCATGCTCCAGCGATGCGGTCCATCGCGTTTTTTACGATATCGTTCATGTCATCCCTCGAGATGTCGTTCCACGGTCTTGAGGGGACCCTCACCTTCTTCTTGACGACGAAGTCGACGCCCTCAGTCAGCTCGGCGAAGTTGCGCATACTGCGGATGCCCTTCGTGCGACCGAGATACACGTTTCTGAACTCCCCGCCTCGCGCCTGCTCGGCTCCATAGTCATTCGACAGGATATCGACGGTGAACTGCACTCCGCCATTGCCAAGCGATGACATTTCAACATTGCCGACCTTCACGGACTGGTACAGGTTCCCCGTGTCAAGGAGCGGCTTGTCCGCGTTCGTCCTGTCCGCATCGAACGGGATGAAATTGCTGTCCCAGATCGCGAGCGGCTCGAGCCGAACGCGGTTTCCCCCCTGCGCGCCCTCGCTGCGCTCCAGGTTACGGCGCAGCGCCTCCGCAACGTCGTTTGACACAGTTGCGACGATCGAGCGGATCATGGCAAGCTTGCGCGGAGTCACGATGCCGTGTACTTCCTTCTCGGGAAGAACTCGCTGTCGGCGACCATCCCGAGGTTGCCGCGCTGGACCTGGCTGATGACCGACAGCATCGGCTTCGATGCGTCGATGTTCGCCGCGACGGGGAACACCCTGCCGCCGTCGCGCAGGTCGAGCAGCATCGCGTTCGCCTTGTCGATCCTGTCCTTGATGGCATCTCCGAAAGGACCGCCACGGCGCGCGAGCAGGATGCCTAGCGCCAGGTCGCACACGACGCCGATCAGGCTCCAGTTCGCCGACGATTGGAGCGCATCAAGGTCGGACTCGTTGTACACGCCGCCACGGAGCGCATAGGTCTGCACCTCGTGCGATGCCCGGGTGAGCGCCGTGACGATGATCGTGTTCGTGTTGTCGACGACGCCGTCCGCCTCCGCGTCGATCCCGAGCTCCGAGAGGAGCCGCTGGTCGACCGCAAGGATGAACTGCGCCACGGTCGCGTATGGAACGGGCATGTGCCCTCCGATAAGGGGAGGGATGGGTTCTTAGGCCCACCCCTCCCCCCACGAAAAGAGAGAGATCGTCCCGATCAGGCGAAGATGTTCGCGACGTAGACGCCGGCGAGCGGAGCGGTCAGCTCGGGGACGCTGTTGTCCACGATGCTGCCGACCGTGCGGCGGTTCTTCGGGTCGTCGAAGGTCTCGACCGTCATGTCCTCGTAGACGAAGTTGGTGATGGTCGCGAAGTTCGACCCACCCTCGACGCCGACGAGACCCTGCGGACGGGACAGGAAGAGGACCTTGCCATCGCCGAGGATGTAGTCCGCCGCGCGGGTCGCGCCCTTCTGGGTCGAGACCTTGACGGCGTCCTCGATGACGATGTCGCCGATGCCGAACAGCGCGGGAGCGAGGCCGTAGCGGGAGAAGTTGCCTTCGCCCTTCATCAGGTCAACGCCCTGCGTGTACTTGATGAGGTCCTTCATTTCCGCAGTGCGCGACAGGCGGAAGGCCGTCTTGGGCGACATGACGCAGATGATGTCGCTCATCTGGATCGCGCCGCCGGTGTTGACCATCAGCTTCTCGGTCGCGGTCTGGAAGAGACGCGCGGCGTAGGGCTTGTCGGTCGCGTTGCCGTCCTCGACGCCGTTCGTCGTGGTGGCCGTTCCAAAGGCCAGAGCATCGAAGTCGGCGAAGTAGTTGACGTTGCTCGTCCAGTTCGACGTGTTGGTCAGCACGTTGAGCACGCGCTGCGTGCGGAGCGTCATCAGCTGGGCTGCGCGGCTGCGGGCGTGCTGCGCCACGATGTCCCATGCGGCGACCTTCGCGGTCTCGTAGGGGATGTGGAAGCCGCGCTCGAACCGCTTGGTCGTGAACTGCGCGAACTCGAAGTCGTTGTTCACGCCGGTCGGGCGGTCCTCGCCGTATGCCCAGCGGAAGTCGTTCTCATCGACCACGCGGACGGCCTCGTCCGAGTTGATCTTGAGGTAGTAGCCGCTGACGGTCGAGACAGGGACGAGCTTGGTGTAGCGGTTCAGCGCGAACGACTTGACGTTCCGCGTGAACTCGGTCTGGATGAGGCCGGTCGCCTCGCTGAAGGTGGGCACGAACGTATTCAGTCCGCCACCGATGTTTGCATCTGCCATGTGTGTTTACCTCGTTGGTTGGTGTGCGGACTGATTAGGCCGTGGCGACCGCGTGCATCTTGTAGACGCGGATGATCTCGCTTGCTCCGCCGGCGTTCTCAAGGGCGATGCCGAAGGGGAACTGCGTGCCGACTGCGGTCTGCGCGCGACCGTTTGCGCTCGGGGCGACTCGCGCTCCTGCGGTGATCGCGGCAGCTGCCTCGACCAGGACGACGTTGCCGCCCTGGAGGTTGATCGGATCGCCTGCTGCGGCGTGAAGGTTGGTCACGCCGGTCGCAGGGAACGACTTGCTGGAGCCATCGGCAACGCCAACGGCGATGTTCGTGATGGCATCGCAGGTGATGCCCTGGTTTCGACCGCTGACGCGAACGAAGCGGTATGCGGTGCAATCGCCGCTTGCGACGAGTGATGGAGTGTCAGAGTATGCGCTCATGTCTGGAGCCTTCCTTTAGATCAGACGCCGCTCTTCGCGCGCGCCATGAGGGTCTTGAACTTCTCGGAATCGCCAGCCGCCTCCGCGACGAGCTTGGCAACGGTCTCACGGTCGATGCCCGACTGCGCGGGCTTGACGCCGCTGCGCGGAGCAGCCGCAATGCGGGTGTTGATGGGGTCGCGGCGGAAGTTCTCGCGCCAGAACGCGATCTTGCGCTGCGGGTTCGACGAGGAGACGAGCTCCTCGATCATCTCGTCGCGGCAGCAGTCGACTGCGAAGCCATCGGCGGCCATCGAGTCGAGCTCGCGCGAGAAACGCTCCTTCGCCAGCTCGGTCTCGAGCGCGGCGATGCGCTTCTCGAACTTCTCCTTCATGCGGGCGAACTCGAGCTTGTCGCCGGACTTGGAGTGCTTGGACTTCATGGCCTTCGCCTTGTCGTCCTCCTTCTCCTCCTCATCCTCGTCCTCATCGCCCTCGTGGGAGTCGATGTCGACGTGGGTCTGGTTGTACATCTTCCGGTTCTCTTCCTTGAGGCGCGCGATCTCCGCGTCCTTCTCGGCGATGAGCTTGGACATCTCATCCTTCTCGTCCTTCTTCTCGTCTGGCTTGGCTTCGTCAGCCATGTTGGACTCCTTCTTCTTCACGGCTGCGCCGGGTACGAACACGTTGCCCACCCCGGGCGCAGCCTCGAAGCAGGAGGAGCATTCAATCGCGAACACGGTCTTCTCACCCTGCTTGGAGAAGCGGGTGTCTGGAAGCGGACGGCGCGGGGTGTCCCGACCGAGCAGCGCAACCTCGCTCATGTGGTCGTCGTTCCAGATCTCCGCCGAGCGGCGGGGATACCTGTTCGACGCGATGTACGAGTCGAAGTCGCCCCGCGACATCTCCACGTCGCCGACGACGAAGGGAACGCCGTTGCGCTCCTCGAGCTGCACGTCGAGGATCGCGCCCACGGCCTCCTTCGGCTCGGAGTGGTCCTCCTGGGCGTGCATGATGACGAGCCGAGGGTGCTGCCGGCGGCTGATGAACTGCCGGGTGCGGTCGACGATGCGCGCCACCTTGCGGCGGTCGAACCGCTTGATCTCCTCGTCGGAGCCGTCGTCGATGGTCGGATCGAAGCCGGAGAACAGCTCGAGCCGTCTGATGACGACCTTGTCCTCGGATTCGTCGATGTCGTGGGATCCCTGCATCCGTGCGTATAACGCATCAGAGGCAAGGGAAAAGCAAATAGATAATGCAAGATAGACTGCGATTAGTGCCGATAAGCGCACTAATATCAATCATTCATCTAACATCATCGGAAACGCGGGTCGGGGTACTGTCCCCGGTCGATGTAGCCCTGCCTGTCGCCGTTGTACGCCCTGATGGCGGCGAAGTCGACCTGTCCGGCGGAGTCGACGAGCCCGAGGGTCTCGGCGCGCTCGCGGCTGACGGGGAACAGGCTCGCTCGGCAGTTGTGACCGCATGGGGGAACGCAGTCCTGACGAACGATCTCCTCCATCGTGTTGATGTAGCCGCTGACCTGCCAGTGGTAGCCGTCGCCGGGGAAGTCGCCTGCCGGGTTGCCGCGCGTCCTGCGGTCCATGATCTCCCTGATCTCCCAGAGCGGGAACCGACGCCTCGGAGCCGGCGCGTCAGGACGGATCTCCGCATCGGGCGCGGAGATTCCAGCCTCGGCGATGCCGACGTTGTACGAACGGCGCGCCTCGTCGAGCGCAGGCAGCACCGACCGTCTCGGGATCGTCCTGACAAGCGCCTGCATGTCCGCATCCTGCCCGAGGATCTCGAGCCCCGTGCGCGCCTGCGCGATCGGGATGTCGAACCGAGCCGCGCGCCTCGAGATCGCCGCAGGGACGCCCCGGGGAATCTGGCGCATGTTGGCGTCGTCCTCGTCGAAGAAGAGCAGGTAGATCGCGGCGACCATGTCCTCGCCGTGACGCGCCGACGCCGCCGCGTACCTCGGCTCGACCTCCTGCATCGCGCGCATGGTGAGCCGACGTGACGCCTCGAGGAAGCGGGCGATGTCGCCACCGCCCGCCCCCTCGGGGAGATACAGCCTGCTTCCGCTGTCCCATGCGGATGCAAGCGCATCGCCGATCTCGCGCGCCATGCCGTCCCAGCGACGGCGCGCAAGCCCGCGCTTCCATGCGGCATCCATCATGCGCTCGATGGCGGACATCGAGCTCACTGGTCGTCCTCCTCCTGGGAGTCGAAGTCAAACGGACCCTTGAGTCCGTCGACCTTGCCGTTCTTCGTCTTCTCGGCGTCGATGCGGGCGACGATTCGCTTCGCCCACGTCCATCCCGCGTCACCGCCCCAGCCGTTCCATGCCTGCCAGCCCTTGCCCTGCTCGTTCCACGTCTCGCCCTTCTTGTCCGACTGATGGCGGTCGAAGTACCGAACCATGCGGCGGACGGTCTCCTCGGACAGTCGCTTCCTGTTGGCGAGGTCGCGAGCGCGCGCGAGTCCGACTGCGGTCATGCCGCGCTCGCTCTCGGGCTTGGTCTCGCGGACATCGAGGGCACGGCGCGCGTTCGACGCGACCTTCTCAGGCGGCAGGTATCCCTCCGCCTCGTCGAACGTCTCCTTCTCGCCGACCTTCTTCTCCTCGCGGTCGAAGGTGTATGTGTCGTCCTTGACGACATCTCCGCCGCGCTCGAGCATCGAGTCGCGGGCGGCGATGCGCACCGCCTGCTCGACGCTCAAGCCCTGCCTGACGAGGTCGCCGGCGCGGTCCTTGCGGGATTCCGTGTCGAGAGCCTTCGGCGGACGGCCATGCTCGCTCTTCGATTCGCCGCACATCGAGTAGGCGATCGCCCACGCCTGGTCGTCCGAGTATCCCTCGTCGACCAGCACGCGGTGCTTCTCGATGACGCAGTCGCCGACGCCCTTCTCGTTCCTCTTCTTCGCCTTCTTCGTCGGGCTCTTTCGGGTCTCGGGATAGTCGTGCTTGCCTGCCGCGCAGTTGTTCGCGTCGGTGAAGCCGCCGAACCCGTTGCCGCAGTTCCCCTTCGGCTTCCTGCGTCGTCGGCGCACCGCCTCGCGGTTCAGCTCGCCTGTAGTCATCCTCGAGAACACGTCCTTCGCGTTCAGGATCGGTCCGTCGTCGTCGCCTCCATCGGGCGAGAGGTCGGGCAGGATGTCCTTGACCTTGCCGGTGAGCACGGGCTCGTCCACGTCGGGGATCGCGAGCCCGAGCATCTTGCGGGTCTCAGCCTCGCTGACAGTGCCGCCGAGCTCATTGACGAAGATGCGCACGGCCTCGAGCTTCTTCTCCATGTCGACCGACTCGATCGAGAACTCGAAGCGCGGGTAGTCCTCCTGCGGACCGAAGTTCATGTCGACGATCTCGCGCACGAACTGGTGCGTGATCGTCTCGGCGAGTCCGTCCGCAACGAACTTCATCTGCCGCGTGAACGTCTTCGAGTGCTCCTTGCCGACGCTCGAGCCGAGTCCCGTCGACACCGCCTCGCTCGTCGCGCTCTGCCCGACGATGAGCTCCTTGATGTTCTTGGCGAGCCACTCGGTCAGGTCGGCGAAGACCTGCGCGCGGGCCGCACCGGGCTCCTTGATCTCGATCTCGTAGTCCTTCTGCCCGGGAGTCGTGCGCGGGACGACCGCCGACACATCGCCGACGAGGTTCCGCAGGATCGTCTCCATCTCCTCCTTGCCGCCCTTCTGCGCCATCGGGTAGTAGCCGACGCGGATGCCCTGCGCGTAACGCTCGGCATACGTCGCCCAGTTCTGGAGCACGGCCTGCTTCAGGTTCCAGTACCACCAGACCACGTCGCGAACGCCCTTGCCCATGTACGAGTACGCCGTCTCGTATGGATCGTCGAAGTCCGGTCCCTGCACCATGTAGCGATGCCAGAGCACCGCGCGGCGCTCGATGTCGGTGAATAGGTGGACGCGGCTGTCGAAGCCCTGCTGGGTCTCGCCGCCCGTGCCGCCCATCTCGCCGTAGTAGCGCGGACCGACCTTGATGCCGGGAGTGCCGTCCTCGTGGACGATGAGCACGTCGGGGTTGAACGGGATCCAGTCGACGGGAACGATCTCGCCGCGCTCGGTGCGCGAGTAGATCACGTTCAGCGCGCTCGAGCCGTACCACACCGCATCTAGCAGGTGCCGAACCATGTCCGGGAATCGCGGGAGCCGGCGGAGGATCTCGGCGACACGCTCCGCCATCTCCTCCTGCATCGGATCCCTCGAGTCGAACGGCTTGACCTGCCACTCGAGCCCCGCGATCGACACCTGGAGCTGCGTGAGGGGACCCATGCAGTCTGGGTCGTTCCTCATCTGCTTCATCAGCTGCCGGTCCTTGCGGTACGACAGCGACGGATTGCGCAGGATCTTGGCGACGGACGCATAGAACGTCCGCTGCATCTCGATCGGCATCGCGACGGGGACCATCATCTTCGACGGAAGATCGCCCTCGACCGCCTCGCTCGCCTTGCGCTTCCCACGACCACGACCCTTCTTCAGCATCTCATCCATAGAGCCTCCACAGCCTGTTCCTGCCGCTCGAAGTCAACTCGGGTCTCGCGGTGAGGCCATAACCAGCCCTCATGCAAGCCTCCATGAGGTCGACGACAGCGTCGACCGTGTCATCATGGTCCCCTGCGGGGAATGTCGTCATCTCCTCGTAGAGAGGCGCGTGCTCGCGGCAGACCTTGCCGCGCTCGCCACGGAGACGAAGCCTGCCCGTCTCGACGAACGACTGCTTCTCGCTCGCGCGCGAGAGCTTGTCCTTCGTTCGGACAAGCGGAACGACGCTCGCCGTCTCGCAGGCCATCGAGAGCTGCTGCACCAGTCCCGCCTGCGGTCCGTTGCCTTCCGCCATCAGCACGCTCACGCCCGAAGACCTGCATTCCCTCGCGCAGATCCGCAGCCATTCGGGGAACGGAACGCGCGCGCGCACGACCCTGTCGACGTAGCAGTAGCCGTCCATCGACCGATACCCCGTCACGAGCACCGAGTAGTCGGGATCGCCCTTCTTCACCGTCTTGTCGCTGAACGCGAAGTCGGTCGCGGCGATCGACTGACCCGTCGCGCGCACGAACTCCGGCACGTTCCCCTCGTAGAACGCGCGGTCGAGCCACCAGTGGTCGAACACAAGCTGGTCGCTCGAGACAGGCGAGAGCTCGTAGCTCCTTGCATACGCGATCGGACCGAGCTGCTCCCGCAGGTCCTCGAGCATGTCCGACGTGAACACCTCCGGCCACGGACCCTCGTACCCGCGCACGGGACGGCGGAACAAGCCCCCGCGCTCCGAGTGATACGACCGCCACTCAGCCGTGATGTCGGCGACGTGATAGGGCGTGCCGAACTTCCAGATGCGCGGCCTCGGGCTCGACCTGTCGAGCGTCGGCATCCAGATCGTCTTCCAGCTCTCCTTCACCTGCTCGCGCAGGCTCGGCTGCTGGACCGCGTTCCGAAGATCACACACGTCGTCGGCGATCAGCAGGTCCGATCGACCGCCGGCGCGACCGAACACGCTCACCGCCTCGACGGTCGGGTCGCGGATCAGCCTTGCGCGCTTCACCGTGAACGCCGTGTTGCCCCATGTCGAGTGGCCGTCAGGCTCGATCGACGGGAACACCTTGCGGTACTCCTCGCTCTCGATCAACTTGCGGATCATCGTGACCGTCTTCGCCGCCTCGTCGTCCGTGCTCGCGACGATCTTGACGCGGATCTCGGGGTTCCTGCCGATCTCCCACGCCACCCGCGCAGCCATGTTGCTCGTCTTCCCGTGACCACGGGGCAGCTCCACATAGCAGTCCGTCGCCTCGTCGAGCATGAACTGGAGCTCGTCGTGCAGACGCCCGTTCTCCACCCCCAGCAGGTACGGACAGAACCAATGGGACGCCTCACGGCATCCCCACCAGAACTCCTCGAGAGTGAGCCCCTGTGCTTCCACAAACAGGAAGATAAACTTCCACTTTCTCCTTACCACAACCCAATAACGAATACCCTCGTCGTGTTAGGCTAGGTTTCACGTCAACCGCAAGAACTCTTGCGCTTGGGTCGAAACCTCGTCTAACGCAACCCCCTGCTCCCCAGTTTCCACATATACAGGGGGTCACGACCCAGCACCGGGTAACAACCGTCTAACGAGACCTGTGATAGGGTCCTTTCGCGCAGGAGGGGGTATGCTAACCCTCCCCCCCTCATGCGTCATGTTGTCGAAACGCGCGCGGCACACGCTGCCCGCGTAGTGCTTCGGTCGATGCGCTACGGCTTGTGGTCCGTTCCCGCCCTGGTTCGGTTGTCGGGGTGCGACGTTCGCGGGGTTAGCGTCTTCGCTTCTCGCCTCGCGTCTTCGTCTCTTCCCTCTTCGTCGTCTTCCGACTCGACTAGCGCCGGCTCGGCTTCGCCCTTGCCCGTTCGCGTCGGGCTTCGCCCCTACGCTCTCTTCCGTCGCCCGTTACGCACGGCGAGTGTATTCCTCCTCGGCTCCGCAGGTCAAACGCGAATCGGGCACGCCCACAAAGAAACCGCGCGCCGTTGTGACTCGGCGCGCGGTTCGTCTAACGCTATTCAAACGCGCTACTTGGCGGGCATCGGCTCGCCCCGAATGATCGCCCCTGCGCGCGCGACAAGTGCGGCGGCTGTGTCGTTCGCGCTGCGCTTGTCGGTCTCGGTGTCCATCGGCATGAGGAGCCCGACACTATCCGCCGAGTCGGTTGCGACAATGATTGCCCTACCCGCCGCGATATCCGAGCGCGTCGGGTTGATCGGGATGCAGAGGGTAGCGCGGATCGACTCTCCCGACGTGGTATCCGACAGCGCGCTGGCGAGCGTGGCGAGGAGCTCGGCGTTCAACGTGACTCGGAGATAGTCGCCGTTGACCTTGAACAGATCCGCGAAGGGCGGGAAGTTCCGCCCCTGCTCGGGGAGGTGGTGCAACTTGCTGCGCGCGTCGATTGCCGTGCCGCCGTTGGGGTCGACCGAAAGGCGCTGGGTGGGCTGCTTCTTCGTCGGCGCGTGGCTCAAGCTCGAGGGCGGCACGAGCATCGGCGCGGGCAGGTCGACCAGCGCGCGCGCGAGCGCCAGCACCTTTCCATCCGTGGCGACGACGTGCCCGCGCTCGGGGGCTGCGGCGTTCGGGTGCGCCAACACGGCAGAGATGGCGAAGCGGGAGCTATCGCGGGCGGCGGCGACTCCGACGGGGTGCGAGTAGGTGACGGAGTGTACGGTGGTCGTTTGCATTGTTCGATCCTCTCTAGCGTGCGGGCGTTCGGCGACGTTGCCGAGCGCGAATCCGCGCGGCGCGGTTCCCCGCGCTGCGCAGTGGGTTTCAGTAGGTGCAGGCAAGTCCGCGGTTGTAGGTCGCGTCGGGGTTCTCCATGTCGGCGGGGACGATGTACAGGGCGCATCCGCGCGGGTCGCCCTGCTCGTAGAACGCGAGCGCAGGGTAGCGCGCGACGATGCGCGCTATCTGCGTGCGGATACGCTTGCCCGTGTTGCGCGTCGGGTAGCGTTTGCCGGTGTGATGGTTGTAGACGAAACACTTTCCGCTGTCCTCCTCCTCCGTGTCGGTGCATAGGCGCTCATGCCAACGATGCAGCGCATCGGCAAGCGACGCGAGCGCGAGCGCATCGGCGGCGCTGATTCCGTAGGTGCGTTCAGCAAAGCCGCAGTAGCGCGCGGCGCGTAATGCTTTGGTCTCTCTCATGGTTCAAGCTCCGAGGATCAGGATGGCGAGGATGATGGCGGCGAGGCTTGCGATCGTGCCGACAATCTCAAGGGCGGAAGGTTCGGGGGGTCGGTTCTGCATTGTGGGGCTCCGTTAGAGGTTGTTTCCCGAGTTCTGAAGGAAAGCAGCGCGCGCGAGCGCAAGCGCTGCCGATTCAATCTCGGACATGCTCTCGGGCGCGAGTTTCGGCGCGAGCGCCGCGAGTGCGGCGCATATTTTCGCTATTTCGTTCGCGGCGGTCTTGTCCATCATGTATCCGCCCTCGGCGCCGTTGATTCGATCGGCTGCTTCGGTGCAGTCTTTCGCGGCCATTTGGATAGAATCCATCGAAATATCTCCTTTCGGGGTTCGCACCGCGCACTGCGCGCGGTTGTAGGATTGTATTGCTATCGGCGCGAAGGGCTACCCTTCCGCACTATTTCGCGCGGATTTTCCGAAGTTTTTTCGGGCTCGAGCTCGGGCTCGGCGCTGGATCAGATAACTAACGTCCGTTAGGGTCGGTATCTGTTAGGGTAGGGGTTTGTTAGGTGGGTCGCGCGCGCGTGCGCGCGGACGCGCGTATGTGTGCGCGTGCGTGCGCGCATATGCACGCGTATAGACGTGTGGCGCACGCATGACGCGCGCTGCGCGGGAACCGACGCGCCTTCACTGCGGGCGGAGCACAAAGCCGCCAGCGTGCGCCAAGCCGACCGGATGAGCCATCGCAACGTGCCGATGCCCTTCCCGAGTTGCCCGCGCGCGGGCGCATACGCGAATACGGATCGTATTCGCTGGGGGTGCGGAAAATCTTTCACGCAGCGACTTGACGCGAGCCGATAGTGGTTGTACGATCCAACAACCGAGGCACGTCGCCTCGACATAGGAGCCACACAATGCACGTTTACTATCTCGACAGCAATGATGGCGTGACGGACATGGATCATGTCCGCGATACCCTTGAGCGCATGTTCCCGACTGAGCATGAGTGCGGAATTATCCCGAGCGTGTTCGCCACGGTCGATCGCACCGAGTGGGCGCATCGGCGCGAGTCGATCACGGCGGAGCTGCTGGATATCGCCGAGGACGCGATCGCCGAGGAACGATTCGCGCCGGCCGGTGACGATCAGCGGCTCGGAATCACGGCGCGAACGGACGGCGGGTATCTCGCCGTTCTGATGCACGACGGCGAGCGCGTCTGCACGCTCGTCGGTTGCGACCTGGATTCGATCTCCGAGCGCATCTGCGACTTCGACCCGATCACGGAAAAAGTCGATACCGAGATCCTTACCGCGCGCAGCGGATTCTCCGCGCCCCGTCCCTCTCGGATTGATATGGTTCCGGCGCGCGAAAACTTCGTGCGCATCGAAGGCGACCGCGACCTGATCTGCGATCTTCTCGGGAAAGCGGTCGATGACCGCGTGCTCGACTCCTACGAGATTGTCGAGCACGGTGTTCCCGTGCTCATCGACCGCGATGACCTTGACGCCTTCACGCGCGCCGTGCTCGGCGCGGTGCATTCCCTCGACCGCGAGATTGAGCGTATGGAGCGCGGGCTCGCCATCCTCTGCGGTCCGCACCGCGATATCCGGCTGGCGGACGCCGAGACCGCGCGCGCCAACCTGAACCGACTCGTAACGATCCTTTGCAACGCGAACAAGTGACCGCCGATCCTCCGCTACGCGCCCGATGCGACCGGGCGCGGTGCGGGCGACCGTCGCCCGAATACGAACCGTATAGGAGCCACAAAATGCACGTTGAGAATGTCACTGTCCGCAACCTGCGAGAGATGATGGAAGCCCGCGATGCAGGCGCGGTCGATGCCGTCGCGTTTCAGAAGGCCGCCGACTGGTGCAGCGATGCCGCTGCTGAATGCTGGGATTCCGATTCCGTGCTGGACACATGGACCAGCGCCCTCGCCGATATCGGCATCCGTGCCGACGATATATCGTTCACCGGATTCCACTCGCAAGGCGACGGCGCTTGCTTCGTCGGTTCCGTGGTCGATCATGACAAGCTCTTCGGCTACTTGCTCTCCCCGCCGGATCCGCTTGACTGCATCTCCCCAGTCTCCGGCGGCAAGGAGGACTTCAAGCGGTGGATTCGGTTCCACGTCGGATCCATCACTCAGACCGCCAGTGAGGAGGAGTTGAAGCGGATCGACGGCATCTCCGTCATCTTCAACCGGCACAGCCACCGTTACTCACACAAGGGCAGCGTCTCGACCATCCTCGACATCGACCTTGTGGAAGGCAGCGATGAGTACCGCGAGAACCTTCAGGACCGTCTCGAGAAGATGGTCGAGGACCTGCGCGCGAGCTTGTGCGATGCCATCTTCAGGATGCTCCGAGAGGACTACGAGTACGTCACGGCGGACATGGAGAACCTGATGGACATGAGCGAGGCGAACGAATACGTCTTCGATGAGGACGGACGGCGGTTCTCTCCGCGCAATCGGAAGGGGGGCTCAAAGTGAACAAGGATCAAGCCATTGAGTTTCTTCAGAACCTTCCATCTGGCGAGGATGCCGTCGTTGTCGTCATGACGAGGGATGACGCCAACACGATGCTTGCGAACGGGTATGTTCTTTCCGATGATGGGTGGCAGACGGTTCTGAAGCGCATAAGGCGCTACTGGCCGTCCGATGAGATGTGGAGTGACTTCTCCTCCATCGTCTGTGACGTTTCCGATCCGATCAACACGGAGGAATAGTGATTCAATCTTTCATCCTCTCTTCGTTCATCGCGTCGGGGCTTTTCGTCCCGGCGCGTTTCCGTTTGACAACATCAATCCCGAGGACCGCCGTCTGTGCCGCGCACGAAACAGAACACGCCATCGTCACGACCTAACCTACAACGCCATTCCGACGCCGTGCACGCCTTGACCGACCGCCGATTGAAGCGGCTCGGGCAGACGTGGAACTGGCTGGCGACCGCCATCGCCGACAACGGCATCGCATCGTCGGCGTCGATCATGCATTGGGGGAATCGCCGCAACCTACAGGTCGGGTGCGGCGTCTACTCTGCCGTGGACGAGATACTGCGGACGGCTGAGCGCAGAGCCCGCAGACCGATCAAGCTAGGAGGATTGCCTTGAAGGGAATGACACTTCGGACGGCGTTCTTGACCATTGATCCCGACGTTCGGTTCACTTTGACCAGCGGACGGCTGGAAACAGCCAAGCGCATCGGCGAGATGCGCCGGATACCCGGCGACATGGGCGTTCCGATATACCTTGTCTACGAAGACGAGGCAGGATACGTCTACGTCGGCATCGCGCCATCGGAGCAATGCGATGCCGTGGAGTGGCGTCGTGAGCAGATGGAGACGCCGCTGTTCAAGTCGGTCGATCGCGTCGATATGCTCGGCGTCATCATCCGCCCGCCCGATACGATCGGGGGTGCGGATTGAACGCCATCGTCTATCTGCGAGTCTCGACCGATGAGCAGGCGCAAAGCGGGCTCGGGCTTGAGGCGCAGCGTGCTGCGTGCGAGGCGCGCGCCAGGGCTCTCGGAGCCCATTCCGTCTCCGTATTCGCCGACGAGGGCGTGAGCGGATCGACGCCGGTAGCCGAGCGCGAGGGGCTTGTCGCTGCGCTGGAGTCGCTCGGGAAGGGCGACTGCCTGATCGTCGCCAAGCGCGACCGCATCGCCCGCGACTACCTTGTGGCGGGCTGGGTTGACCTTGAAGTGGCGCGTGCCGGCGCGCGTTTGATATCCGCCGCCGGCGAGGGGACCGACTCCGACGAGCCGATGGCGAAGGTCATGCGCGGCATCGTGGACCTGTTCGCGCAGTACGAGCGCGACATGATCCGCGCGCGCACCGCCGCCGCCCTGCGTGCCAAGCGAGCCCGTGGCGAGAAGACTGGCGGATCCGTGCCGTTCGGCTATCGCGTTGCGTGCGTGACCGTCACGGACGGATCCGAGCGTAAGACGTTGGTCGCCGACAAGGGCGAGCAAGCCGCGATCGCTCGGGCTCGGGAGCTGCACGCGCAGGGGCTCGGTCTACGGCGCATCGCAAGCGCGCTGGCTGCGGACGGGTTCACGGGGCGCGGCGGGCGTCGGCTTGCGGCGACGACCGTGGCTCGGCTCCTACAGCGTGATCTTGCGCCCGCAGTCGGGGCAGCGGATGAATGACCGCGCGATCGGTCGCGCCTCAAGCGCCGCCTTGCCGGCGGGCGTAATCAGATATCGCCCGTACTCGACCTTCTTCAAGTAGCCGAGCTCGACCAGGCGCGTGAGATGCGCATGGATCGTGGCTCGGTTCCTGCCGAGCTCGTTGGCTACTTCCGTGAGGCTTACGTCGATCCCGCCGTTGTTGTTGAACCGAGCGAGGATGTCCTTGAGCGTCTGCGTGTACCTAGCCATTCACCGTCTCCGTATTCGTCGAGAGAACAAACTCCGCGCGAGGCTGTCCATCGGGCTCGGCATAGACCTTGACCGCATTGATCCAGTAGAGCTGCGCGTCGTCATGCACGACGCCGCTGTTCACGATGGCGTCAAGCGCCGCCTTCACAAGATTGTCCAGGTCGGGCTTCGCCGTGTGAGGGATGCGCTCGCGCGCGCCTCCCCGCCGTCCCATGAGCCGCTTCGGTCGGGGCAGGTAGAAGGCGCAGGTAAGGCTCCAGCCGTCGCGGATCGGCGTGACCGCCGGATCAATCGCTCGGCTCGCCGCCATCGCCACCGCCCCCTTGAAGCTGTCCGCCGTGTCCGGCGTCCACATCCTCACCATCCCCCTCGAGAACGATGTCGCCCTCACCCTCGGCTGCGCCTTCGGAATCGCCTGCGCCGTGAAGTGCCATTCGCTCATTCCGCCTGTCCTCCCTGTGGATCCTGCGCTCGAGCGCCGAGACCCTCCTGCGGAGCCGCATGATCTCCTCGAGCAGGATCGACACGACCGCCGGCCTCAGAGGCAGGTTCCGGTCCACGCATTCCTGGGCGCGAAGCAGCGCCCGCACCATCCGCATGACCTCCGACATGATCCGCCTCCGTATTCCCGACCATCCGCTGCACCGAGACGATGCGCCTGATGCGCTCCTGGCTCTCGGCGGATACCTGTCCCTGGATCGCGGTCGGCTTGCCGGCGTCGAGACGGTCGATGCGGTCGATCTCGAGCGCGATGTCGCGGTTGTCAGCCGCCAGCATCCGCAGGATCTCCGCCGCCTTCATCGCCTCGCGAAGCCGTCCTGATTCCTGCGCGAGCTGCATCATCTCCATGACGCGCTCGGCGAGCTTCTCCATCTCGTCGGGGAGCCTGTAGGGCTTGATGAGCCCCTTCGAGATCATGTTTCGGTAGATGCCGAGGTCCTCGGACGTGGTCGGCATGAACACGTTCACAGGCTTGGGATCCACAGGTATCGGCGGAAGCCCCTCGGGCTGCGCTCCACCCGTATTGGATGCCCCATGTTCCGCATCGCGTAGATCGCGGGAGCCCCGTTGAACCGCCATTTGGCGAAGCACGTCCCCTCGTCCATTTCCCCGTGGGTCGCGAGGTAGTGCAGCATCTCTAGGTCCCTTCCCCTTTCCCAGCCGGTTAGCGTCACGCTCTCGGGCCATTGGAACTCCTCCGGTCTTCGTATCTCCGCAGCGAGGTCGTCAAGTCTTGAGCGGTCATTCCGTGGTTCAGGCACTCCCGAACGTCCTTCATCGGGGGCAACGCCATCTCGACTCGGCGGGCCGGTCCACGAAGCGTCTGGGTCAGGCGCAGGGCGCCGTCGATCCCTGGACCGTCCGCGTCGGCGATCACCGTCACCTCCATGCCGATTGTCCATCTCGCGATCTCCTGCTCGCATCCGAGGCACGACGGCCTGCCGATTGCGTTCAATCCCATGTCGATCATCGCAAGCACGTCGGACGCGCCCTCGACGACATACACATGACCCTGCCGGCGAGCACTGCGCGGGATGAACAGTCCCGACCGAGAGCCCTTGATCGCGTACTTCCTGCCCTCCGGCGTGCGCGTTCGGAATCCGACGATCTCGTCCCTGTGGTTCCGCATCGGGAACGTCCAGAGGCCGTTCCATCCGACGCCGAGGTCGGCGAGCGCCTCAAGGCTGACGCCGAGCTCAAACGCGAGCATCGGGATCCGATGCCCGACGTAGGCGGAGAACTGAGCCTGCATCGCCTCGCCGCCCTCGAGGGCCTCGACCGTGTTCTCGACCGCCTGCCGGCGCAGCTGCGCCTTCTGCGACGGGATGCTGCCGCCGAGGGAGTGAAGCCATCCTGCGCTGCCGATCTTCCGGTTGCTCTCGGTGCGCGGGCAGATCGCGAGCTGGCGCTCGGGATCGACGAGACACCACGAGTCGTGCTCGCAGACGGGGCATCTACGGCGCGAGGTCACGCGCAGCCCGTCGAAGACAAGCTCGCCGGTCGAGGACTCGATTAGAGTGACACAAGCCATGCCATCGTCCTCCTAGCGATCCACTCGGCGACGTTGACGGTGACGGCGTTCCCGAGCTGCTTGTAGCGGTGCGTATCGGCGGTCGGCTTGTCGATCCCGATCTGCGTCCATTCGTCGGGAAATCCTTGCAGCCGCTCGCATTCGACTGGCGTCAGGCGGCGCACGATTGTCGAAGCGCAGACCGCAGGAACGGTGTTTCCACCTGCTGAACTTCCAAGCGTCGGACTCTGCTCAACGGCGAGACCGTCGCTTCTCGCCTTTGATGAGTTGCCGACTTTGAAAGCGACCGCGACCGTCGCGCATCCCTGCTTTGAGCCGCACCCGAGCGCGTGTGTTCTTTCGGCGCTTGCGATCGGATCTTGCGTGGGATGAAATGCCACCGCGTGAGTCGTCCGCGTGTCACCTGTGTCGAAGCCGTTCAGCGTATTCGCCAGTCCGTCATCGACCCAGGTCTCGTCATCGTCCTCGGTCTGCGCGCGCCTTGACTTGCGGAAGGCGACTGCGTGTATGTCAGTCTTTTTCAGCATTGGCACGATGCGACTGACATCAACGCTTCTTGCAGCATCGGCGGGAGTTCCTTCCCGCGCCTTGTCGCGCGACGGAGGATCCCCGCCGCCGCCTTCGGCGAGAGCAAGTATCTGCTCGGAGCATCCGGCTCGAGAACCTGCGACAACGAACACACGGCGGCGTCTCTGGGCCACTCCGAAGTACTGGCTGTCCAGAACTCGCCAGCCGACCTCCGCACAATCCCACCCTTTCCCCACTTCACGGAGGACGGTGGCGAAGTCGAGTCCTCGATTGCTCGACAGCAGTCCTGGGACATTCTCAAGAATGAGGATGGACGGTCGGAGTTGTCGAACAATCCGCATTGCATCATAAAAGAGACCTGACCTTTCTCCGGCGAGGCCGGCGCGCTTTCCTGCCACCGATAGATCCTGGCACGGGAATCCTCCGCAGATGACGTCGACTCGCTCAAGATTGTCTGGATCGACCTCGCGGATGTTGCCATAGACCTGCGCGCTAGGGAACCGCTTGCGGAGCACCGCCTGCGCGTTCTTGTCCCACTCGACGCACCATGCGACCTCAAACCCGGCGCGCTCAAAGCCGAGGTCGAATCCGCCGATGCCGGCGAACAGCGAGCCGACCTTCATTGGCAATCCTCCTTGATCCGTTGGCACGCATCCAATGCGATCTTCATCTCAGCCTTCGTCACTGTCACCGAGAACAGCGCCGTCCACCGCTCGCCGTCCCAGCCCTCGATGATGAAGTCGGGAAGAGGGTGCATGGAGTCGCTGTCGATGGTCAGCAGCGCGCGGTACTTGCCCTCATGCTTCTTGACGAGCTTGATCGCGTCATCGAAGAGAACGCACGGGACGACATCGGAGCACAGGTGGATGTCGATCGCGCTCACTTGCGAACCGCCTTCCGCATCTCGTCCAGGGGAATGAGCCACTCGGTAGGGACGCAGAACACCCACGGCGAGTCGACGGTCAGACCGCCCTTCGTGACAGGCTCGACGCCGACGCACTTGCGTCCGGCAAGGTCGAACTCCTCGGAGGCGATCCGCACGCGGAAGTAGGCGATGTCATTTGGCTTCGACATCTTCGTCCTTGAAAAGATCGAACCAAGATCGGCTGGCGGCGTAATCCTCCATCGCCTTAGTCGTGCCTTCGTTGGCATTGGTGTTGGCTGCGCGCAGAAGACACACCTCGGCACGAGCTGCATCGCGCTCCCCGCGCAGCCGTTCGATCTCGTCGGCGGCTTCGCACTTCACGCAGTTGCATCCGATGGATTCGTCTGCTGCTCCGCGCAGCCGCGCCACGATGTCATCGGTCATGGTCACTCCTCGGAAGCATGATGCACGACATGATCCATGCGAACGCAAGGATCAGGAACATCTTCGCGACCAGTTCAACGTCCATCGTTGTTCTCTGTTCCGTTCGCGCCCCACTTCTCGAGCGCCACTTCGTTCATCAGCGTGATGCCGGCGTGCGCGGCGATGATGAAGGCAAGTGCCGTCACCTCGCCGAACAGCCTCTCATTCGTCGATGCAGGAGAAAGGGCGAAATCATTTAGTTTCCGTAGCACCAACGCATGATCTTCCCTTGAAAGCCCGCGAATCTGATCTTTCAGGCTTGCGAGATGCTGGTCATGCTCGGCGATCGCGCGTGGGTCATTTACGCTTCTGTGCCGCATAGTGCCCCCCGTCGATCAGCGCATCGGGATGCAGCGTGCAGATCGACGTGATTCCCATGCGGATCACGTCCGTCTTCGACACCTTCGTCTTGAACTTCTTGGTGAAGAATCGAGAAAGCTGGTTCAACTGCTCGTCGGTCTGAAGGTCGACCGTGACCGCGTTGTGCCTTTTCTTCGTGACAATCGGCATATCACACCTCCTTGTTCGATCAGGTTATGAGGGTTGTTTGATCCTGTCAAGGGCAGCGCGCGCATCGGCGTGCTTGTTCTGCTTCAACAGGTCGATGACGTTCGACGCAGCCTTGCGATCGAGACCAACTGGATCGAGTCCAGCGCGTCGGATGAACCATGCCTGCTTCTCCGTTGGCTTCGACATGAGCGCCTCGATCAACTGTGATGCGCGTCCCGTGTCAAGGTCCTTCGGCAAGCGGAGACCGTTGCGCTCGAGCATGACGCGCTGCTTGTCCGTCGCGGGAATGCGAGTCTGCCAGCGAGGAACGGTGCGCGGGACGATGCCGAGCTGCTCGAATGGGTCGATGTCCTGCGTGACGAACTGCGCGCGACCGACGACATGCAGCCGGCGCTTGCGTTCCTTCTCCTGATCCTCCTCGCGCTGCGACAGGTCGAGCTCGGCGAGCACGTCGATCTCCTCCTCGACTCCCTTCGCCTTCGCCTTGCGCTCGTACCGCTTCGCCGCGCCCTCGGTCATCCTGCCGCCGAGGATGTCGCCGGCGTGGACGAGCGTGTGCCTGCCGCTGTTCCCGAGGAAGTCGAGGCAGAGGATGTGGTCCTTTATGGACATGGATATGGATGCCCTGCGCTCCTCGGCATCCGATGTGCCGGCGAACGTGCCAGGAAGCGCGCGCGTGCCGCGACCGAGCATCTGGACATACAGCGCGCGGCTCTTCGTCGGGCGCATCATGGCGATCACCTGAACGCCCTTGCCGTCGAGCGCGGGATCGTCCCATCCCTCCGTGGCGACGGCGACATTGACGAGGTACTGCGTCTTGCCCTCGCCGAACGAACGGAATATCTCGGCGCGGCGATCCTTCGGAGTCTTGCCGTGGACGACCTCGGCGTGGCCCGTCTTCATGCCGGGACGATTGATGATCTCGGCGATGCGCTCGGCGTGCTTCACCGTCGCCGCGAAGACGAGCGTGCGCCTCTCGCCGACGATGCGCACCATCGGCACGACCATCTCCTGCAACGACCGCTCGAGGGCTTCCTCGAGGTCGGAGAGCTGGAAGTCGCCGCCGCTCGTGCGCGCAGCCGACAGGTCGAGGTGCTCGCATGTGACGAACCGCTGGCGCACCGGCACGAGCCATCCGTCTCGTATCCCATCGGATACGTCGTAGTTGAAAGCCACCGAGTCGAACAGCCTGCCGAGCGCCTTGCCGTCGAGCCTGTCGGGGGTCGCGGTCACGCCGAGCAGGCGCGACTGCGGGTTCTCCATGTAGTGCTCGATGACCTGAAGGTACGAGGCGCTGACGGCATGGTGGCATTCGTCGACGACGACGAGCCACGGGTTCCGGTTGCTGAACCTGTGCATCCGCCTCGAGTCTCCGCGCCCAGCGTTCTGAGTCTGGATGCTCGAGACGATCACGGGCGAGCGGTTGAATCCGTCCTCGACCGCGCGCATGTCGGCCATCTCGATGTCGGGCTCGATGCCCGTGACCTGGCGGATGCGGTCGGCGGCTTGGTGGATCAGCTCCTCGCGGTGCGCGAGCACGATCGCCCTGCGCCCGGGTATGCGGAGCGCGTTCTCAATCGCCTTCGCAAAGATGACTGTCTTGCCTAGACCAGTCGCGAGCACCGCGACCGTCGACCGGCTCTCCTGCAACCTCGCGTCTATCGCCGCGACCGCAGTCTGCTGATAGGGTCTCAGTTCCATGTGTGGCTCCTTCATTCATCGTTGGCTACCTTCCACCATGCCTCCTGCGCCTCTGGATCGAAGGTACGCCACTTCTTGAGAAGTGTAGTGACCTCCTCCGCCGTCTCGCATGTCAGCGCGGACAGGTGGTTGATGGTCGCGCCGAGCTTGTCCCTGCACAATCCGATCACGACGATGCGCTTGAGATGCGTGACCTCGTAGGGCAGCGGAGCGCCGTAGACCATGCCGAGATGCCTGTTGACTCTCCCGAGGATCGTGAGCGTGGTCATCTCGATTTCCTGGCGGATGACAAGCGCGCGGAGTTCATCCATCCCGTCTCGAAGCATTTCGCACATCCCTTGCCTCCGCAGAGCGGGCAGACCCCTGCGGGCTTCGCCGCATGGACGTGGTCCTTCGCCGCCTTGATGTTCGTGATGAGCGCCGATCCGCTCGTGAGCAGCCATTCCTTCGCGCTCGTCTTCGCGAGGAGCGATGCCACGTCTGCGGCACGGTTGAGGATCTGCGTGAGCTCGAGGAACAGCGGGCCGACAAGGGCGAGCTCATCGTCCCCATGCGACCGATCGACCCAGTCCGACACGTCCTCCTCGTCCTTCAGCCGGAACGTCTCGGCGATCTCGCGGATGTCCTTCGCGGTCGGGTTCTTCCCGTAGCGTGACGCCTGCGTGATCGCCTCGCGCCAGACATCGGCGCGGTCCTCGTCGTCGACCTTCGCGAGCGCCTCCGCCTGCGATGCGGACGATGGCTTCGGAAGGTCAGCCGGCAGGCTCGCCATCGCCGACACGGCTCCCGCAAGCTGGCGACCGCGCGCGGCGGTGAAGTTCCACCGCTCCTGGCAGTACGCCTCGAACGTCTCATACTGGTC